AATTGCTCCACTATTTGTATCTACAAAAAAACCTTGTGTGTTTACCGCTGTAAAGTCTGATGTTTTAATTGAGCCTGTTTGCCAGTCTACTGTTCCAGTACGACCAAATCCTGTCTGCGTTCCATTGTTCGTAATTGTTACACCACTAGGAATTGTAATAGTGTCTCCACTATCTCCTAATGTGACTGTTCCACAATTTGTTCTTGGACTAATTTTATTTACTTTTACTTCACTCATAATTTACCTAACTTTGAAATTTATACCTTATCACAACTATTCCTGATCCTCCAGCGCCACCATTAAAAGGAGCACCTGTAGAACTTAAACCAGAATCTCCACCACCAGCGCCTCTATTTGCTGTTCCTGCAACACCTTGACCTCCTGTTGGTCCTCCTGTAGGTCCTGGAACTGCTCCAGCACCGCCGCCGCCTGGTCCTCCTGATCTAGGACCTGCGTCTCCTGATCCACCGCCACCACCAGCATAGGTTACGGGACTTCCTGTAATTGATGTAGCCATTCCACATCCACCGTTTCCTCCTCTACCTGGAGGTGAACCACAAGCAGCTTGTCCTACAGCGCCTGCTCCACCACCACCGCCTGAACCAGCGTTTACATTAAAGTTTCCTGCTCCACCATTATTTCCTTGAGGTGGACTAACGGGAGGCGTATTACCAGATCCTCCTGATTTGTTGTTATGACTACCACCACCACCGGATCCACCTGATCTACCAGCACATGGACCTCCACCTCCACCACCACCAGCGGATGTAACTGTTGAAAAAGTTGAAACACTTCCATCGTTACCTGCTACAAATCCTGGAGATCCTGGAGCACCTGGTGTTGTTGCACCTCCTGCTCCGACTGTGATTGGATAAGCTTGAGCTGTAACTGTAATAGCTGTTCCTCCTGGGTTACCATTTTTAGGACTTGCTGAATAACAATCTGAACTACCTTTAAATTCTCTAAATCCACCAGCTCCACCACCACCAGATCTGTCACCAGCCGCTCCTGCTCCACCACCACCTAAAACGAAATATGATACAACATTATTTGGTGCATCTGTGCCGCTAGCTGCGTTTGTTACTGTAAAAGTACCTGGACTTGTAAACGTGTGAATTTTAAAATTGCCAGATTCTGTTTCTGTTCCACCACTTGCCACAAGGTTTGTATTTAATATATCAGATACATTTGAAGTAGTTACTGTCTGCCAACCAGCTGTTGAATCAACATATACTAATTCAACTGCTGAATTAGCTTTAGAAATTGTTAGATTGCTAGCAGCTCCATTAATGTTAGATCCGTTTCTTGCTATTGTAATAGCATTAGTTGCAGCTTTAGAATTGTAATCTGAAATAGCTACAATGTTTCCTGCACTAGGTGAAGATGGTAAAGTTACCGTTACCGTTCCACTTGTTGTATCTACAAAAAATCCTTGACCATTTACAGCTGTAAAATCTGATGTTTTTTCTGTGGTCTGCCAGTCAACTGCTCCTGTTCTACCAAATCCTGTTTGTGATGCTCCCGATGCTAGTGTTATTGTATCTCCACTTGCTCCAAGAGTTATCGTGTTGCTAGACTCTTTTATAATGTCTGCTCCACATGTATTTTGTATTGTATTTACTTTTATTGTACTAGTCATAATTATTGAAACCTATACCTTATTATTACAATTCCTGAACCACCTGCTCCACCTTGTCCTCCTGGATTGTGTGTTCCACCACCACCGCCACCAGTATTAACTGTTCCGGCTGCTTGACCAGCTCCACCGCCACCTGTTCCTCCGGGTCGGTTTCCTGAATCTCCACCGCCGCCACCGCCGCCAGCTCTTGCTGTTGGTGTTCCATTAATACTAGAAGTTGCTCCAGCTCCACCTGTTCCACCTGTTCCAGGCACACTACCAGAACCATTTCCTCCGGCTGCCGTAGCACCGCCGCCACCACCAGATCCTCCGTTTGATATGTGTTGTGCTGATCCACCATTACTTCCTTGAGGAGGACTTACAGGAGGTTGATTACCTAATCCTCCAGGAGTACCTGGGTTTCCAACTCCTCCTACTCCCATTCCACCACCAGATCCACCATTTAAACAACTTGGTGGTTCACTTGTTGTATTTCCTCCAGCTCCACCACCAGCGCTAGTTATACTTGAAAAAGTTGAAACAGATCCTGCATTACCTTTAGTAGGTGGAGAGGCAGGGTTTGCAGCCGCACCTGCACCAACTGTTACTGGATAAGCTCCTGTAGCTGGTATGGTTATACCTGCTGGAGCATTTAAAGGTGACGCTGTGTAAGAACAAACTGGAGCGTTTTTACCTTCTCTATAACCACCTGCTCCGCCTCCACCAGCTCTATCTCTTGACCCACCTGAACCTCCACCAGCGACTACTAAATATGAAACTATGTTACGTTCTGCTGTTGACGATAAATTAGAAACACAAAACGTTCCTGGAGATGTAAAAGTGTGAACTTTAAAATTTGTACAAAGAGTTGACACTGAACCCCCTGTCGCTTCAAAATTTGGATTACCTGTAACATTTGATGTTGAGTCTTGAACATTTTTCCATCCCTCAGTATCATCTACATATACAAAAGTAACTGATTGACCTTCTGTTGATAAAACTGCACTTGCATTTACTCCACCAAGTTTTTGTGTTCCATTTGGTGTAATTGTTAAACTATTTGTTTGAAAAGTATTTGTATAATCTGCTACAGAAACTATTGCTCCAGCAGTTCCTGCTGGTAGGTTCATTGTAATTGCACCTGAAGATGTATCTGCAAAAAACCCTTGTCCACTAACTGCTGTAAATGTAGATGTTTTAATTGATCCTGTTTGCCAATCAACAGTTCCCGATCTACCAAAACCTGACTGACTTGCTCCACTAGCTAGTGATACTGTATCACCTGAGGCACCTATTGTAATTGTAGTTCCAGATTGACTTATTAAATTACCGCCATCTGATGCTTGTAAATTATCTGAACCTGTTCTAACGCTACCACCAGATTCTCCTACTGTTAAAGTAGTTCCGCATTGTGGTTCAACTGTATTTACTTCTATCTTTGACATTAAACTACTACTACCGTTCCTGTTATTGTTTGAGTTCCAGTTACCGTAACTGGTCCTGCTAATACTGCATTACTAATTGTTTGATCATCAGACAAAGTTGATGAGTGATTAAAAGCATAAGTTGCAGCCGTCATACTTGCAGACGGGGCTTTAGATGCAGGATATGTACAAAAAACATTTTTTGTTCCCGCAGAAAAATCTACTTTACTATCAGAATTTGATGAGGAGATAACCGTATCTCTGGACAAAGTATCTGGGCTAGCATCAGTAACTGTACCAACACCTACCTCGAACTCAGCTTGTCCAGGTAATTCTATAGCATAGAACGTTTTATTAGTTGTACCAATACCAGCTACAAAAGTTTCAAAGCCAGTTTCAGCACCAGCTAAAGAAATAGTTCCTGTACCTGTAGTAGTGGTAGTTTCTTTTACCCTGTCATTTAATACAAATGCCATCTACTACTCCAAAAATATTACGCGTTGCCTAATCTAATAATAGCTGCAGAGTTAGTTGCCGCTGGAAACTGAACAACAAAATCTCCGTTAGTTGCTGTTTTTGTTCCACCAAAGTCTAAAACTAATACTGCTTCATTAGAACCGCCACTCTTATAAATCAGAGCTCCTACCGCTGATAACGTTACAGATGAAAAAGTTAAATCTCCAAAATCAACAAATGCAATATTACTAGTAAGGTTAACACCAAGATTACTTAATGTGTTTCCTCCAGATGAATAGTTTGTACCAGAAGTACCAACTTCATTCGTAGCAGTAAATGCAGTTGTTGCTGTAGCAGTTAACCCCGATATATCTGTGTATAAAGCAAGTTTAAAAGTTGACCCACCAGATGAATCAAAATTAAACGTTCCTTTTAATAGGTCTGTTTTAAAAGAGTCAGGTATAACATTAGCCATATATTTATCTCCTTAATTATGGTGATGGTGATTGTAAAGGAGTACGAATTACACCATCTTGATATTCGTCTCTGCGTCTTCTACCTTGTTGTTCGATAGAGTACGATGCGAGTGCTCTTCTATAAGCACTTTCGTAGTATTGTAACATATCTGTGGGACCTTTCAAGTACCCATATGCTTCTACCAATGCTGCATACAATAACAAATCTTGATATTTATTTGATATGTAAGTTCCTGCAGTACTTGGCGTTCCAGAAGTTATTGTGTCTGGCTGTTTTACATATGCCAAAGTTATCTCATAGTTTGCGTTTGGCGTAGGTGCTACTATCCAAAAATTAGCGTCCCAGTTAGCATAATATTTAGGAAGACCAGATGCTGTGCCTGGAGTATCATAAAATGTTGCCATATAACTAGTTTCTTTTTTTTCTAAAAAAGTTTGTACGTTTGGACTAACAGTTGTATCTTTTAATTGCACATATCTTATAGCTCTTAAATCTGAAGGTATAGTCACATATCTACTACCTGACTGTAAGTTTGATGTAGCGTAAAATCTATTGTCATCAGAGTCAGAATCTCTGTAAATTCTATTTTCAGCATTTTTAATTATGGTTTCTAAAACAGTAGTAGAAAAAACTGAATCATCTACTTCAGTATAGTTTCTAATATCATCTTGTAAGTTTGTTAAAGTGTATGCCATTATTCTTTATATTTTGATTTTATTTTTTCTAATTTATGCACAGGTATTTCTGGCTCTGGTATATCTTCATATAACTCTAAATGTTCATCTTTACATGCGCATTGTTTGATACCAAATATTTTTGCAATAAAATTTTTTATTTTTTTAATCATGATACTAATGTGACTGGTCCTGCGGACACAGTTGCTCCTCCTGACTCTTCTGTTATACTAGGAGTTACTCCTAATGTAAATGTATACTTGTCTGCTGTTGTTACAGTTATGCTAAAACCACTAGAGTTTTCATACGTTGTAAAAGCCACTCCTCCTGGACTACCTGTTACATTTCTAAATCTTACAGTATCACTACTTGATCTACCATGATTCTCTTCTGTAACTGTAATTGTTTGTGAAGATGCTGTTATTGAAAATGGGTTGTTGCCTAACATGGCAGCAACTGCTGGCTCTGTTCTACCAGGTCTAACATTTCTTAATGATATTGCATCACCATTCATGGGTTTTGGTTCTAACTGTGGTTGCTTTGGTTCAAACTCTGATACATGCACAAACGATCCGTTCCATTCTCTAACCATCTCTTCATATGGAAACTCCATACCTGATCGATCAGATATCGCTTTTGCATATTTACCTGTTGCGTATTTTGCCATTATGTACCTGGGTAGTAAGCTTTAGGTGTAATGTATGTGCTAGAAGCTGACCCATCCTCCTGTAATGCTCTTTGAAACTCATCTTCATAAACTAATTTTAGACCTTGCATTAACTGTGGTGCATACTTCATAGATAGATAATATGCTAAACCTGAAACCATGCATGGCACAAATCTAAATGGAACGTCAGTTGCATTAGTGTATGCACCAACGTCTTGAATTCTTTTTATAAAATAAAAATGCATATCTTTAGATGCGTTAGTAGAATCTGGTGTTGGATAAATATGAACTCTA